CAGAGACTTGAGTTGCTTTGCACGAGACATATCTGCAACAGACTTCTCATTCAGAGCATCTTCTACTTCCTTCTTGGAAGCTAGATTACCAATAGAGTCGATTACAATCATCACATGCTCGCCGCGCTCGATCTGAGTCAGCTGCTTCATGATATCAAACTTCAATTGCTCAACATCTGTGATAGGAGTATGAACAACCTTATCAAAGGGAATGTTGAACGTATTGAAATATGCTTGCGGAGTACCAAACTCTGAATCATAGAACAAGATGACGCCATCATCATACTTCTTAAGGAAGGCTGACGCAAGCAACAACGCGAAGCCGGTCTTGAAGTGCTTAGATGGACCAGCCAACATTGTGAGCCCAGGGGTCATTCCGCCATCAATAGAACCAGACAACGCGACGTTGATCATAGGAACAGAAGTCGGGATACTGTCTTTCTTAGTGAAGATCTTAGAATCTTCGAGAGTAGCAGTAAAGGCGATAGTTGAATTCTTAATTAGCTTTGCAACAAGGGACATTTTTAACCTCCATAATGAATAGTATCATATCATGCGTAAGTTGTCAAGTTTTCTTTTTCTACAGTTATGTTTTTCCATACATCACCATCTGTTGAAACGGCTGCGATAGTTCTAATATCACGAGATGCTGCAATGATTAACAATACAGCCAACGGATCAATCACAAGCACTAAAAGAATGATCATGAAACGGATTGCAGATTCTAAATCTTTTTCTGAATCATTACCATATATCAGCTCAGAAACAAATCTAATGGGTCCGACTTCATTGCGGACTTCACGTATAGATTTCATCAAAGGCGCTTTATCATCAAGAAGTTTTTCTATGTTTGATTGAGCGTCTTTCATGTCAGCAGCCAACTGATCTCGCTCTTTCTTTTGCTGATTACGTATCTGCAGTGCAGTTTGTGCGCGATTGTTGCGTTCTATGATAGAATCAATAGCTTTATCTAGCTGGGTTAGTTGCTGTTCTGATTTAGTGATGCGCGTGCGCTCGCGCACGAGGGAGCTATCGATGCGTTCGATCTTTGCAGCAACTTCTCCGCTCGGAGCAACTTGATCTAGATGGGCCTTGGATAGAAACCCAAAGATACCCATGCTTGTTATCAGCATAAGAATAAACAACGCAATAATAAAGTATGACTTCATCAGGAAAGGAACATATTTCCAATTTCTGTAGAGCCATGAAGCGAGTACAATCTTACCAAACTCTAATGTTCCGCCCAGAATAATAATAGCCCAGAATGCTCCAGCAAAGATAGCTGTCAATCCTGTGACTGAATACCATGCGGAAACGACGGAGAGTGCTATCCCCGTCGTCATGATTAACCAGCGATCTGCATTAAAGGTCAATAGAACTCACTTTCATACGCCCTATAGTTTGATTTGTTCTTGCGCGGATTTGAGCATTTTCCCATGTCCAACACTCGGCCGTATCGTCCTGAAACACGATCCACATCAAATCGTTTTCCATACCATAGTCAATAATAAAGTGAGCCATCCCTTTTCCTTTTGGTGTCATCAGTGGGATAGGCGGTTCAATTCTAGTGATCATATTATCCTCTTGATATTTTCAACACAGCATCCAACTGACGCTGACATATTTCTCTTCTGTTTGGCCAATGTATCCATTCTTTGTCTGCTGTCTTTAGTAGATTATTCAGCAGAGGAACTACGATAGCTTCTAGCTGTCGTATCTTTTCGCGCATTTCGTCTTCTGTTGCTGATGCTGCAACGTTGTTATGCATTCTACCAAACTCAATAAGAATACGATCTAATTTTTCGTCCATCGAATCAAATCGATCGTCTAGGTCAATGTTTAAAGTAGATTGTTCTACTTGTGTAGGCTTTGCGAAATCCGGTTCGTCGACTGCGGAGAATCCGTAATCTGTGCCAAGATATTCAGCTGGGACGTTAGTCAAAAGAAATCCTCCAATGTACTTTGCTTTTCTTCATGCCAGTTAATCACTTCAAGGATTGCGCGAAGTGGTGACATGAACGCTTTATCGAACTGTGTGTCATAGTCTATGTACGCATCAAGACCAAACTCTTGGGGCAGCTGAGAGAATGCGCAGATAACATTATCTCTAAGCGGATTTGGCATCTTAAGATAGGAGAATCGTATCTTTTCTCCGTCCTTGATTATCTCATATTTTTTCTGCAGCTTGAGCTTCTTGATCTTATCGTTATAAGACATAGCGCCCCGAACATGAATCGGAATGCTCTTAGTTTCATTCTTGTATTTAGTTAGATCTTGAACGGATCGAGGAAACGAAACTTCTTCGAACGACAACTTATAAAACTTAGACTTGAAGTCTGCGATGAACTTATGCAGTTCTTCTTCTGGCTGAGTCATGATGATCAGTAGAGCATCCTTAATCGCTTGACGACACACAGAAGGCGTCGACGACTTGACAGCTTCGATGCCCATGATCTTTAGCTTTGGCTTCGCATAGCGGACGCCTTCGGAATCGTGAACGTTGAGGATGTATCGCTTCTTCGCAGTCCAGATGCCGCGATCAGCAATGACTTCTCGAGTCATATTCATTTTTTGTTGGAAAGCTCCCATCCGAACAGCAAGATCTTGATAGATCCTATCAAGCACTGGTTCAATTTTAGTTGAACCAACCTTATCCAAAAAGTTAATGACTTTCTGCTTAGACTCGGCAGAAGGGTCGAGTATTTTATTTCTTTCTGTAAAGACCATACGTACCAGCTTGTCAAAGCTAATGTATAGCGAATCCGTATCTGATGCAATGACATAATCTTCGTCCTCAGTCTTCAGTAACTTATTGAGATACTTATTGATTTCATTTTCAGCCCAACGAATTGATAACTGACCGCCAAGAGTAATAGCAGTAGCCTGTTCAATATCAAAGAATCTAAAGTGAGGATTACCGATAGCGCCGTAAGCTGAGTTGAGTTGAACTTTCTTAGCCAATTGAAGATTTTTATAACGAGAAATATCATTAGATGATTGCTTAGACTTAGACTTCTCGTACTCTTTCTGAGCCGCGATCATCTTTTCTTTATAGACGACACGATCGTTATACATACGTTCCATGATCTCAGGCAAGAATCCTTGCTTATCCTTCTTGAAGAAACATCCGTTAGCTGCTAGACCATATCCTTCTGGTACTTCAGGAAAGATACCTTCCAACAATTCATCGACGCTCGTCTGTGCTTTATTTCCTCGCAGCAATGTTTCAGGACTGATGTTATATTGCATGATAAGATGAGGATACAGCGAGTTCAAGTCGAACGACATAACCCAATCATATCCGCCAGGCTTAGGTTCTTTAACGAATGCTCCCACATACGCTTCGTCTTTTCTTCCGCCGCCAATCAAGGGAACAGCAACCTTTTGCTTCCATAGATGATTATGCGTGATAACATCCCACATCCGAACTTGAGTAAAGATATCAAGGAGAGTGACCTTAGCATCGTACGCGAGCGCGAGAGCCATGTCAATCAGCTTCATCTTATCGTCGAGCTTATCAACAAGCTCAACGTCTCGAATGTTGTAGTCAATGAACTTCTGGAAGTCGTTGATATAAAACTCATGGAGAGTTTCATATTCAGAGTAATCTAGCTTTCTTTCGCCTAGCTCAACGAATCCGATGTGATCCAGCTTATATGATTCTTGCTGAGTATACGTGAACTTCTGATACATCTCAAGATAATCAAGAGTAGCAATCCCTGCGATGTTGTATACGTTTTCTTCTTTTCCAAACTTCGTGCGGACGCGGCGATCCTTAAACATACGCCACGGGCTGAAAGACTTGGTGTGTGATTCGCCTAGAACTTGATTCATGCGACGAATCAGATACGGAATATCGAAGAACGTTACGTTCCATCCCGTTACGATATCTGGATATCCGTTGCTCCACTCGCTGAGGAACTTAGTGAGTAGCTCTTTCTCGTTATTGCATTGATAGTATCGAACATCCGCACGAGTATTAACATACTCATAGAATCCCCACACATGAAAGATATTATCTTTCTTCAAAGTGATAGCGGTGATCTCTTGTGCCGCTACATCTGCGCTAGGAAATCCATTCTCGGAACTCACCTCGATGTCGATATTAGCAACATTGATTAGATCGCGATCATATACTATTTCATTGTTATATTCTTCGTTGAGATACGCATAAAGAAATCGAGACATACCATAGATGCTGAAATTAGAAACATCTTCATAGCTCTTGATGAATTCTTTAGCGTCTCGTATAGATTCAAATCCCATAGGATCAAGCGAAAGCCCACGAATGTCTTTCCACTCTGCGCTTTCGCGCTTTGAGTTAAGAAACATCGTAGGCTTATATGGAATCTTCTCTTCGAAGTATCGTCCGTGATCGTAACCACGGACGAAGATATTATTACCATACTCAAGAACATTCGTATAAAATTTGCTCATGAACTATAGTACCAGGTTAGGACTAAGTTGTCAAGATCCCCTTTGGTGGAACTACCAGCCCAGATCCAAAGTTTTGATTGTACGCATTTTCTACCTGATTGTCAGGATCATACGTGAACAAAATATTGCGAGGATCTAGGATGATTTCCTTAGTCCTAGCCATTGGAATAAAGTCTACCAGAGCCATCTGAGTCTTGCCAGTAGCAGTAGGTTGGATAATCACTGCTGCTGGTTTCAGGACCCTAATCATATTACCGATAGGACCAACTTTACCGATGATCTCATCACCATTAAGAAGGCGTAACATCACGATAGCTGTATTGCGATTCTCATCATTCATATTCATAGCATTCACATTAGTCATTTCATTTCCTTACTTCGTTACACCTTGTATCTTCTCTTGTCCTCTTGACCAAGCAGCGATACCAAGAACTGCGCCCATTGCTAGATGGAAAAGACCAGCGCCCTGAAGCGTCAGAGGGACCCATTGAGTGAGAGGCGATTTTGTTATGACTTGAACTACTGACCATAGAATAGGAAAAATAGCCATATCTAAGCAGCAGATAACCATATAACACCAACCCATTGCTGGGCGCCATTTCTTAACCATCCAGTCTTCGTTCTGTTTATTGTTTTCTGCTTCCCATTGTTTAGTTTCTAGTTCGACCCTAGCTAATTGAGCTGCTTCAGAAAGCTGTGGAGCTGCTGGAGCAGACGATCGCGAAAACGAACTATCGTTATATGTAGTCGGGATTGAGGCTGCTGCTCCCTTTGTAGCAGCAGGCAACTGATCCATAGCAGGTTTCGCGACGGTTGGTTCGTCGTCTATTGTTTTTCCGAACTTTGGCATCGTGGTTTCCTTTAAGTGAAACTATTATTTTTTAGTGTATCATCTTCCACGCCGCTTGATTAATAACAGATTTAGTTGATACGATATCACGAGGTTCTTTCTTGAATCCTACAGCAATGTATCCAATCATATTTCCAGCCTCTGGAGGTATTGATCCACGACAGGTATAAGTTACTCCACGAGACATTATCCAATCTCCAACAGCAGACGTAGCCTCAAAAGGTTCGCAAAGTATTTCGCCATTGAGTATAGAAGTAGAAGCTCTATTACGCGCAGCAGCACTGCTAAAGAACGATCCCCTTACTCCTTCTAGCGGAGCATATCTACCATCAAGCGACTGAGCGATTCTTGTTAAACGCAAATTTTGCGGAAGATCGATCTGATGAATGATTACAGTCTCGCCTCCAGAATCACGAAGCAAATCGCGGCTCAAAGAAGATAACTTGTCATCTTCAATCAACTGCTTAGATACCTTTTCTTTAGTTGTTAAGTTTCCGATGATTAAGTCTTGCTGTTTATATGCAACATATCCACCCAACCCACTTAGCCCTAGAATGATTACGGTAACAAGTTTGAAGGGAGTATCGACCCACTTAACAAGATCAAACGCTTTATCCATCCATCCAGATGGAGCTTTCGGAACAACAATAACTTCAATTGGCTTGTCGGCAACTTTGGTTTTTGGTGTCGCTTTTCTAACAGTAGGTTTTTTAATAACTTTTTTTGTAGTTGTTGCCATCGTTAATTCCTTTATACGAATATATGTAAAGCTTCCGCATAATGAGATTTACGATCTTCGAGACCGATTGTACCACCATTGATTTTCTTTGTGACTGTAAGCACGTCACCCTTGTCAGCCCAATCGTTCAGCTCGCGCGAATCCCAGAACCAAGCAGCAGACCAAGCTGCGCCTT